GGCCCCAGGAAGCGCTCTCGAGGGCCGAGGCAGGGTGAACGGACCAGGCCAGGCCCAGGCGTTCCCATTCACCAGGGCCGCCCGTATACCCGCCTGACCGGGTGTTCACCACGTTGGGGTACTTTTCGGCCCACTCAGGCCTCCAGGCTTTGTTGTGCCGGAGCCGCCTGACCATCCAGTGGCGCTCGAAGAGGATTACCGGACGACCATCCTCCAGGAACCCTTGGCCGCGGGACTCAACCTCGTTGACGGCCAGTATCGCCGCCGTATCAACGCCCAGAGCGTTGGCGGCCTCCTCGATGTCATCATGACCCAAGATTTTTGACGTGCTCTTTCCAAGCAGTGCGTTCGCCGTCTTTTGGCCATATATCCCGTCGGAGACCAGGCCGGAGCGTTTCTGGAACTGTCTCAGCGCGCTGTCTGTCTGCGGCCCAAACTGTCCGTCAATGGCGATGTTGAAGCCGGCATTGGCCAGCAGGGCCTGTAGCCGGGTGACTTCCTCGCCTGTCGAGCGGATTCGGATCATAAGAAAATTCGCTCCACTACATTACCAATGAATGCCCCGGCGGCTACCAGCATGACCGCTCCGACAGCCCCCCAGCGCCTGTTCAGTGTCATTGAACCTTCACCGGCCACCGCCGTCGAGATCTGGAGATTCCTGATTTCCCTCGAGTGGCTGTCCAAGCGCTCATTGTGGGCGAAGACTTTTGTTGCCAAGGCAGCAGATCGCTCCTCGATGCGTATCTGTCCTTCAAGAACGCGGTCGAGCTTCTCACACATCTTTACTTCAAGCCGCGCGAACTGCTGATCAGTGTTCCGTCGCCATTCGTGTCCGTGAGGGTTTACCTGTTCAGTGGTCATAGGCGCTATCTCGAATCATCTGGTCGAGGAAGTAGTAGTAGAGGTGGCCGGATCGGCCTCATATTTACGCGCCGGCCTCCGCGCCGAGAGGAAGCGTACCAAGTAGCCAGATGAGGTTCCAGACACCTTGGCAAGCCCCATGGTATCACTCTTCCTCGGGGAACAGGATAGGGTTGAGGTTGAAGACCTCCCTGGCCCGCTCGGCGGCTGCCCGCGCTGACTTGCGTTCTCCCCCGGCTGTCGCCCCGAGACCATAGAGGTACTCATTCGCCCTGTTGCGGATCTTGTCGTTCGTCACGTTCACCGGCGAATCAGGGTTGGCGGCGTTGTACTCCAAAACCCCGTCGATAAGTCGATCGATGCGTGAGGCGAGCTCCGGCGCCCGATCCGGGTCAGTATTGCGGGCTTCGGCGGCGTAGGCCGAGGCGATCTTGTTGACCCAACGTGCGGTAGCGTCGTCCATCTTGGTCTGCTCGCGGTAAACGGAGTATTTGTACTGATAGGCGTCGCTGACGATCGACGGCTGGATGCCGAATGACTTCAACCAGAGCGCCTTCTGAGGGATCTGCTTCGGCGTCAGGTACTGCCTTCCGGTGCGGCTCCTTACGCCCTCGCTCCGCCACTTCTGAGCGGTGATAATGTTGCGAACGAAGGTCGGCGAAAGCTCTGCAGCGGCCCCCCAGTAGTCTTCGCTTTGGATCTCTTTCGTGGCGCGATACGGACGGCCGAGCAGGAGGTCACCCGGGATGCCCAAGGCGTCGACCACTGATGACGTGCCAGGGAGCATATTCATAAAGCCGATACGGCCGCTCATGTCCGCGCCAAGCGGATAGAGCGCCCCCTTGTCGGCGATTTCACCGAGCCAGTTCTGACCCGTCTCCCGGGAGATCCACTCGCGGAGGTTGTACTTGATGTCCTCGTCCTCGCCGGTGATCTCCCTCCAGAGTGCCTCGAAGGCGGCGCGGAGCGGGTCGAGGAGAGGAACGCCCCATACCCCTGACAGGGCAGCGACGGCGCCGATGGAGTAGGCGGTGGCCATCTTCCCGGACCCACCGTTCACTCGAGACCAGCGATACCATGCTTGCAGCGAGTTCATCACGAACGACATGAACTGGAAGATCGGAGCCCCTGGCCCTCGAAGTATTTTGGCCCGGTTCACCTTGCCCATCATGAACTGCGATTCGTCGACGATGAACTCACCGAAAGCCTTCGGGCTCCAAGTTTCATCCAGGAGGTTGAGCCTGGCGAGCGCATTGCCTTTCAGGTTCTCTCGAGCCTTGGCCTCAATCTTGGGATCCTTGGCTGCCCGCACGGCGGCGATGAAGGTTACCAGGCGGTTTAAGCGCTCGATGTAAGTGTATGCCGACGCGATATAGTCGATACCCTTCTCGAGCGCGGCCGATGGGGACCCGTCTTTCTTGCCTGTGAACCCCATCACTTCATGGGTGAACTGCGGAGAAAACATCCCGTCCTCCCACGCCTCAAAGACCTCGGTGCGAACGTCTGCCGGCGCGTCGTTCGGATCGAACATCTGGAGCATGGAGTCACCCATCCCCTTGGGGCCGCCACGCACCCACCCCTCGCGGGCCTGGTCGTAGAAGCTTGTCATGGCCAGGGCGTCCTTGTATGCCCTGGTGACCTCGCTCGCGGCCCTGGTGTGACCCATCACCTGAGACAGCGCCGGCATGGTCATGATCGGCACCTGCGTCCAGTTGAGCAGTGCGGTCGACACGTTGCCGGCGATGTAGAAGAGGAAGCCCGCCTGGCGAAGGATGGCGTATTCCTCCGTCGGTTCGTTAACGTACTGCCGATATTCCTTTGAATACTTGTTCAGGACCGGACCCTTGACGCCGGCCACGGCGCTTTCCCACTGGTTCTCGTGGTGCCGGCGAGACAGATAACCGGACATTCCAGCGATGTAGTCGGCAATAGACCGCTCGAAGTCGAGGTCGTAGCCAGGGACGTTATCCGAGCGGAAGAAATGCTTTCGGAAGCCGCGGCCACGCATGGCCTTCGCGAACTCATCGCGGACACGGTCCCATGTCTCGGTGTCGATCTGAGACAGGTCTGCCAGGCTGTCGATGTCTGACAGCTTGAGTGTCCCATCGAGACGCGCACGCTTGGTATCCAGCGTGATGATTTGCCGGCCTTCGCCACCCCACTCCCGCTCGACCCTGGCCTTGGCATCCCTGATGAAGGCCACGTCCGTTATCTTCTTGTTGCCCCTGGCGGCCTGGTAGGCGTCATATCTACCTCGATAGCTCTCAGGGTCGATCTTCTCGCTGTAGATGGTGCGATTGTTCTCGAGGTTGAGTTGCCTCTTCTGTCCGTCAGATACCTGCCATCCCCCTTCGAGGTTGTCGTATGTGGCGCCGACAGAGGCCAGGAGCTCGGTGTACTCGTCCGGGACATCCCTGGCGATCCACCCGCCCTCCGGGTTGCTGGCGTATTTGATGTCGGCCTGCTTCTCCTTGACCGTGATCGAGTATCGACCGAAGCGGGACAGCGGGACGTACCCGGTGCGCTTGGCCTGATCGATCTCCTCGACCATCTTGGCCATGTTGATCAGGCGGTCCTTGACCACGTCACTCATGTCGTCAGTGATCGAATCCATGATGTCTTTGAGCGGATTCAGTGACCCGGAAAACTCACCCATGCCCATGTCGATAAGCGTCTGGTCGCGGAACCGGTCCAGGGCTTCATCGAACATTTCTCGGAGCTCGAAGTATGCTACCCGCTCTTCGGCGGTCAACTTGATGACATCGCCTTTCGCAGAAAGGGCGGTGTGGATGGTCTGGTTGCGGTACTGTATCTCCCCGTTCGCGTCGAAGACGGTAGTTCTCTTCTCGCCGGGGTTGGTCAGGCCGCTGCGAAGACGCGCGTCAGTGAAAGAGCGGTTCGCCAAGCGACCAAGCTCGAGGACCTTGTTGACGTTGGCTCGGCCCTTTCCGCGAAGCTCCTTGTACTTCTGGAACTTCGGGTACATTTCCGAAATGAGCGTGTCCCGGAACCGCTGCTGGCGCATCGCGGTTTTGAAGACAGGCGTGAACTGCGGCTCAAGGCTCGCAATGTTGTAGGGCTGATGTAGCCAGGTACCAATCTTGGTGATGTCCCTGGTGAAGCCACCATCGAAGTCGGTGACCCCTGCCTCGCTGCGGACCACGGAGAGCGCCTTGCGGGCAGCACGAACCGCCCTGGCGACCTCGGCCTTGCGCTCCCGCTCTGGCACGGGGTTGCCGTTCTCATCGACAAGACTGATAGGCGCTTCGACGGAAAGCGACGGGCTAGGGGCCATATCACCGTTGCGTAGAGCGGCGGCAGCCAGGGCGCGAAGCTGTGCCGGCGATACCTGGCCTACTTGGATGCCGAAGGTCCGTTGGAGCCATGCCTGGACCCGTCCGACCATGTCGTTCGCCCATACCTTCAAGGTACGCGGCGCACTCGCGAACTCTTCCAGAGCGTAGGCCCCGAACTCCTCGATCCGGCGGGCGTCGGTCATCACGTCTCCGGCAGCCTCCGCGGCGGAAATCCTTTCCCGGGCGGCGTCCCAAAACTGGCGATTGAACCCGGTACTGCGCTCTGCCTGGCTGTATAGCTTGCCAAGGCGGTCCTGTAGTTCGTTCCAGCGACGACTCCCAATGAGAGGCCGTGCTCCGGCATGGAACGCCTCGTGGAGCAAGGTTGCCTCTGCATACTGCGGCTCCAGGTTGCGGGCGACCAGGTGGATGACACCCTGCTCGTCAACATAGGCGGCAGTGCCGGTGGGCAGCCCGGATGGCAGCACGCTGTCGATCTTGATCTTGCCGCTATCCAGGAGGCGACCGCTGACTTCGCCAAGACTTCCCTGGCGGATGCGCTGCTCAGCCTCTGCGGGGCTCTGCGACGGCTTGCGGTTGCGGCGCCGGGCATTGGACTGAGCCGTTGCTCTCCGCATCTGCTCTATGGCTGCGTCCGGCTCGACCCTGACGCTGTAGCTGGACTCGCCATCTTCACCCTTTTCTTCGGAAACAACGGCACGCCGACCATCCGACTGACGGGTGGCGTCAATCATCCTGGCGCGGTCTGTGCCGACTGAGAGTCCGGTCGTCTCGTAAACCTCGCCTTCGATCTCTAAGGACTGGGACTCGGCGACCTCCTTCGCCCCAAACTGAGCCACGTCCCTGGTCTGATCCTTCGCGATGAAGCGATTCGATCTCTCGCCGCGCTGCAGGTCGGAGGCTTCCTCTGCCAGGCTCACTTGGGAGGTGTACCAGGAGACGAGTTGGTTGGCCTCATCTATGGGGGTCCTGTCGATCTCCTTGGCGGCGAGCTCTTTTTCACGCTCGAGCCTTGAGTCCATCTTCTCGATTCGACCATCGATGGATTCCTTGCTGTCGGCGATGGCTCGCTGCATCCGGTCCGGCATGAAGCCCTTGGCCAGGGCCTCGGAGTTTTCAGGGTTAAGGACCTGTGAGCTCGCAATGGAAACCTCTTTGGAGTCGCCTGTTTTTACGAGGACTTCGTAGCTAGAGTTGTCATTGAAAGGGTTTGCCCGCCGCCTAACCGTGACTCCGATGCTGCCGACCTTGAGATCAACTTCCTTGCTCGAGGTGTTCATCCCGCCACCAATTCCAACTTCCACCAGGGCGGCCTTCACCACTCGGGCGTAGGCGCTCTTCTTCTGGACTGCGTCAGAAAGAATGCCGCTTGGAGTCGGGCGCGGCGGCAGAGCCGGGAGCTTCTTCTTGCCCTCGGCTCGGGCCGCTTCACGCGCTTCCTTGGCGGCCGGTATCGCGGCCTCCCACGCGGCAAAGTCCTCGTGGAACCTGGCCTTTTCGGCATCCATGGCGGTCTTCAGGTCAGCCGGGTCACCGGTGGCGCCGTTATAGCTGATGTTCCCGCCCTCGGCTCTGCTCAGGTACTCGCTGCGGTCGGCGAGCTCTTCCCGCTTGCTGTCGTAGCTTGCGACGAACTCTTTCGCGTTTCGTGAAGCGATCAGGTTGCCGCCGATCTCTGCCTGGATGTTGAGCAGATCACGCTCAGCCTCGAGCTTGAGCTTGAATATCGGGTTACCCGTCGAGGTCGCCATGAATTCGGCGTACTGGTCGGAATCACCCTCGTCCTCGGTGATATTGTCGATGCCGGTGCTACGGAATTGCTCGATGGACGCCGCCTTGCGCTCGAGAATCTGCCACATCACCGTATCGAAAGTGCCGTTGGTGGAGTAGTTGGTGATCTCGACCTCGAAGCCATCCGGGTCACGCATGTGCAGGAGGTTTCCCTGACGAATGATACGGCCTTCGCGTTGCTCCACATCAGAGGGGCGCCACGGCGCGTCCAGGTGGTGAAGCGCAACGAGCCTCTCCTGCGCGTTAGTGCCGGTGCCCATCTTGTCGGTTGACCCAATGAGCACGCGGACAGCCCCGGAGTTGACCTGTGAGAAGAGGCGGTCCTTCGCTTCTGGCGAGTTGTAATCGTGGATGAAGGCGATCTCATGTGATGGGATGCCCATTTCCTCAAGTACGGTCCGGAGGTCGTCGTAAACAGAGAAGCCCTTGTCGGCCACCAGCATTGTCGCGTCGGCCAGGGCGTTCTCGCCCATGAACTCTTCGATCTTGTCCTGCTTCTCGGTGGAGATAGCCGGATCTTCGAGCGCCTTTTCCGCGGCGGATTCCATCCACTTCCACTGGTCCCGGTAGCTCATGCCCTTGATTCGTTTCAGCGCCGCCTTGCCCGGATTCTCACCGAAGATGAGAGTGGCTGCGGACTTCACGATTCCCTTGGCTTCCTTCGCCGAGGTCTTTGACGGGGTGGAGAGGTCACTGAATACCAACTGAGCGCCCTTGTCGGCATCCCAGCGGTCGTAAATATCCTTGATCCGGCGAGCGGACCTCATGACCTTGCCAGTCTCGTCGCGCTCGGCAAGCGGATCGATGATACGGATGTCCAAAGACATCTTCCGCGCATCGGTCATCACCCATAGAGCGTTGTCGACCTTCTTGTAATCCGGGTTGGAGGTATTCGCCTCGATACCCTTCATGCGGGCAACCAGGTAGTCCATGTACTCGGACTGCTGCTCCGTAATGCCGGCCGAGTCTAGCTGGCGACCGCCACCCTTTACCTTGGGAATTGGGAAGTCGGTGCGCTCTTTTCCTCCGGTGCGCTTGTTCTCGTCGACCTTTTCCTCGGTGTAGACCCGCTTTAGGTCGGACATGGTTAGGATGTCGGCGAAGTCACGATAAAGCTGGCCAAGGCCATCCAGGTTTGCAAGCCCTGACAGGACGCGACGCGGCTTGAGCTTCTGTGTCGCGGTGTACTCCATGCGCGTCTCGGTGACGGCATAGGCCCCAGACCAAGCGTCGAAGTGATCCTGGCCGCGTTCCTTGAGCTGGTCATGCGCCAGGTAGCGCATCATCGTGTAGAGCTCGACCAGCGAGTTGGATACCGGGGTCCCGGTGGCAAACACGGCGCCGCCGCCGCGCTCCTGGATGCCTCGGACCTTGGTGTAGAGGTCGAAGGCCCTTGCAGACCCCTTCGGGTTGGTCATGCCGACGACGCGCTCGCCGCTGGTGGCGTACTCCAAGTTTTTGAACATGTGGGAATTGGAGACCAACGCCCCATTCGCGAAGTAGTTGTGGTTGTCAGCTACCTCGATGTCGTAAATGACCGAATGGTCTCGACCACCGAATCGGTATTCTCCATCACTGTCTGGTTCGAGAATCGCAATACCGACCACCCGAGAAGTGACAATGCCCGGTCCTTCTTCGCGTCCCGTTCTTTGGCTTTCGTCGTTCTGTGCGAATTCCCGTCGATCTCCACTGCCAGCTTCCGGTCCCGGCACGCCAGGTCGATCTTGTAGTGGTTGGGCAGCTTGTCCATCAGATGGCGGATTGATTTCGTGTTCACCACTACTTCCGTCGGCAGACCGGTGAGATCCGCCAGCAAGATTTGAGGTTCTGTCAGGAACCCATTGCTCCCGCGTATCACCGGACGGTGTCCCATCGTTATCAGCGTCCTGGACACTTTCTTGCGCGTCTCCAGCGAGCGCATGGGGTTGTTGGCGGTCATTCTCTCCGATGCTTCCGGGTACTTCCTGCCCTTGAGCGGAGAGTTCTCCCAGGTAGGACGCATCGCGGCCTTCCATTTCGCGTGCGATTCCGGGTTCTGGTGCTGGGCGTACATCTTGCAGGACACGCTGCAGTATTTCCTCGGCATGTTGTCCGCGAACGTAATGTCCGTCCCGCACCATCGACACGGCGCTGTAACGCGGGTTCGCCTGGTGGACTTCGGAGTAGGCGCCGGTGGTGGTGATGAGTCGGTCTTGAGGACCGATGTCTCCGGCTCGCTTGTAGCCGTAGCCTTCGACCCAGATGTTGTGGTTTGGGGTGCAGAGGAACGATCCTGACTCATGGAATACCTCGATCAATGGAAGGCGACGCTGGTGAGCGTACCAGTTGGTGACTGGCTTCCACTGTACCGCATGAGTTGAAGAATCAACACTTTTGACTCTGACAGGCAGCTTCCCTTCCACGATGTCGCCAATCTTCATCATGCCTTGATCTGTCTCAACTTCCGTGTCGTAAGAGAAGCACTCATCGACCGCCAAATAGTCGATGCCCATGGACTCGATGTCGATTCCAATTTCGTCGCGGGGACGCTCAGATAGGTTCTTGAGCTGCTCGTCGTAGGCGTCGAGCTTCGCCTGAATCTGGTTCAGGGACCGACCGCTTTCTCCGGATTCCTTGGCTGCGTCGAGAGCTTCCTTCAACTGAGCCTTGTTCTCAGTGATGATCATCTTGGTGTCGGCATCCGGCGGACTGATGAAGCCGAAAGATGAGTGACCCATGATGATGGCGTCATAGTTGCCCGAGGCGATCCTTGCGAACATCCGGCGACGGTTGTTCTTCGAGAAATCGTCGGGGGTGGCCGCCAGTATCTTGGCGCCCGGATATAGCTGGTAGAACTCGCTGGCCCACTGGACGACAAGGTGGTTCGGGACCACGATCGCTGGCTTGCGGGACAGGCCGAGTCTCTTGCGCTCCATGACACCGGTGATGACGGATATTGTTTTCCCGCTTCCGACGAGATGATCCATCAGCATGTTGCGACGCTGGATCATCCTCCACGCGGCGTTCTTCTGCGTGCGGCGGAGCTTCACTGACGGGCTCTGCCCGACCGGCTTGAGGAACTTCTCGCCGTTCCAGTCACGCTCTCGGTTGGTGTTCATGACGCGGTTGTAGGCGTCGACCACTACCGCTGCACGGTCAGGCTCACTGTAGACCCACTCCCGGAAGACGCTGGACATTCGTTCGGCCTTGGCCGTGGCCCGCTGCGATGCCGGCTTGTCCTCGCGGGGACTGCTATCTGGGACAGATCGCATCACACGGATAGGCTTGCCGGACACGGCGGCGTTGAACAGGTCGATGACCGATCTATCAGCGTCATCGAACTGGGTGCCAAGGTCGGTCAGTTGTGCAACTGAATCCTTGGCGCTTATCCGGCCAATAGTCGGCTGCACCAGGACGCTGGGCTTCACGACGCCAAGGGCCGTGAGAAAGTCCTCGAAGATGGTGTCTGGAATCCAGGTGCCGCGGATATTGGGAGTGATCCTCTCTTTCGTCAGCGGGGCAGGAAGAGCCTTCTCGAGGGCCGTAATGTTCGCCTCAAGGTTGTCTGCCCTGGCCACCTCGAGCTTTCGATTCACGTTACCCGACAGGTATTCATCATAGGGAATGTAATCGAGCTGCTCGGGATCGTAGAAGGCCGCCGGGTCCTTCCCGGTGGTCAGATCTTCAATGACCTGCGAACCTGTTCGCCCGGTGAGCGCCGAGATATACGCGACATCCAGGCGACCGCGCTCGGAGAGCGAGATATTCATGCCATCCAGAGCGTTATCGGCGGAGGTGATCTCTTCCTTTGGCCAAGTGACACGCTCGCTGAACATGGCGTGCTTTTCAGCAGTGGCCTTTCTGGGCTTGGAGTTTTTCCTCTTCGCCTCGGCGGCCTTGACCTCTGGCTGGTAGTTGGCCTCAAGTCCGGACTCGATGCCGATGTCCCTGGTCAACAGGGAAATGTTCTTGGGCTCTGAGATCAGTCCGTAGTTGCTCACGAACTGGTCGTAGGCGACGTTGAGATCGGCGCGTAGGCTGTCCATGGCCGGGTCGTTGGTCTTCTCGGCCTGGAGCAGTGCAAGGGCACGGTTCCTGATGTCCAGGAGCTTACGGAGGGTGTCGAAGCCCTGGCGGCCAAGACGGCGGCGCTCAAGAGTGGCCTCCATCGCGGCCAGTCCGTCGTCGTGCCTCCAGGTAAACCTTGGGTTCGCGGTCGCATCGAGCACGTCGTAAATGGCCTGCTCGGCCTTCGTCGGCTTCGGCTTCTTGCCGCCGCTGGCAGTGGTAGCGACGCCAGCTGCATCGACGAGAGCCTGCACTTGGTCCTTGGCGACCGGATCTCCGACCTCACGCGCTGTCTTGATGGCTGCAACGGCTTCGATGGCATCACCCCACTGGGCAGCCTTCTCCTTCCAGTAGCTCTCGGGGGTGACCTGCCTGATGACCGCGTTGCCCACGGAGTCATCCAAGTCGCGATAGATGATCTGGCCGTCCGCGTTCAGCATCATGCTGCCGATGGCCAGGTCGCTCTTCTCCAGAAAGACCGGGGCCGCATCCAGGTCGCCCTGGGTCGGCTTCATCGCGCCGGCAAGAGAAGCCCAGTCTTCCGCCAATATCTTGTTGAAGGAGGCGTCCAGATCGCGGCCATCACTCTCTACGGTGTACTCGCCTTCCGCCGCATACATGGAGCCGCCCAACGTGCTCTTGCCGAGGATGTTGGTCGGGTTCTCCTGGTAGTAGCCATTGACACGGATCTTCACGCCATCGACATCGATCTCGCCATTGGTGTTCAGCCAGGACGCTGAAAGGTCAGGGCTCTCATCGGCACGGAGCTTCTGGAGGAACACGAGGTCGGTGGTCACGTCAGTACCGGCGTTCGCAGCGAAAGCGTTGTTTGGCAGCCGAACGGCGCCGAGGAACCGAAAGTTCTTGGCGAGCTCACTGCGGGCCTCTGGGTTGGCGGTATCCAGGAAGCGGTGAGTAACCACCATCGGCATGATCCCACCCGGGCGAAGGTGCTCGCCGGCTTTTGCGATGATGTAGTTGTGGATCTTCATCCCGTCCAGGTGCTTCCACTTCTTCGAGCGGGAGCGAATGGTTATCTGACCAAACGGCGGGTTGCCGATGGAAATGTCCATGACGTTGCTGGCGAAGTGCGCTTCCTGGAAGCCGGTGGCCTCGAGGATCGTCGAGTCCGGATACAGGAGGCCGGCAATACTGCTGCTCACCGGATCAAGCTCGGAGGCGAACCACTCGGTAGCCGCGGCGAAATCATCCGGGGCCATGCCGATGAAGTTACCGGACCCCACGGTGGGCTCGAGCGCACGTCCGCCTGTGAAGCCGAAATGACGGGCAGCGCGCCACATCATTCCGACGACAGATTCTGACGTGAAATGCGCGTTCTGGATTGAGCTATTGGCGTCGGCGTATTCTTCGGCTGTGAGCAGCCCCTTGAGCTCGTCCTGGGCACGACCGAACTGGTCAGTCTTACCGGCCTTTTTGGGGTCGAATACGGTTTTCAGGCCGCCCCAACCGACGAACCTGGCCAGTGCGGCCTGCTCTTCTCGGGTCGCGAACCGGCCTTCCGCCTTGATCTTCTTCGCCAGGCGAATGGCCGCCATGTTGTCCTTGAGCTTCTGGCCGGCGGTGCCTGTCCCGATGCCCATTTCCGGCGTGATGCGGAAGTTTCCTGGGCTCTCGCCTTTCAGGGTGTTGGGCCGGTTCTCGGTGCGGTTTACCGGGCCAGCGGAGGGAGAGCGGGCACCGCCTGCTCGTCCACCTCCTTCAACTCCGCCTGCTCGTCCGCTATTTCCTCCGGCGACGGCGGGGCTGTCAGGAAGAGTCTGCTCGCCTCGCTCCATGCCGTCTTCGGGTCGAGTCCGATCCCCTGGAGCGCCTCCATCTCCCTCATCGACAGCCGGGCGGATGCCTTCGATTGGCGCTGGATCTCCTGCGGGGTCAAACGCAGTGTCTCCTTCCGGAAGTACGTCATCCAGTGATTGATCACGATCTGTTGAATCTGCTCGGGTGTCATCTTGAGTCCTCTCAGTAGGGGTTGTGCGGCCCTCTCCCTCAGGGCTATCGACAATAGCGCGCTCCCGAGTTTCCTCCTTGAGCTTCGTGACGCGCTCTTCCTGGTCCCTGAGGCGTTCGTTTGCGCTGGCCTTGGCACTCGGGCTGGTTGCTCCAGCGGCGTCGTCTGCAGCCTCCTGACGGCGCTCTGTGGCTTCCTCCATGGCTTCCGTGACGGACGTTTCCTCGGCGTTGAAGAGGCCCTTCATTTGGTCGCGGACTTGATCCGGCCCATCCATGTCGGACACGTCGAGACCGTTGTCCTCCATCATGTCGCGGCCGCCGTTGTACCAGCCTCTCAGGTAGGGTCGAAGATCGTTGATACCGACACCGATGTCGGCCGCCATGGCGCGGGCAAACTCGCCGAACTTGCGAACGCCTGCTTCCATGTTGAAAGCTGCCAGCTCGGCACCCGCGGCCAGCATTTCCGGGTCGAACCCGCTGTTTAGGGTTCCGAACTTTGCTCGGAGCTTGGCGCGTAGGATTTCGGCACGATCTTGGGTGACCAGGGTGTTGTTGGCACCCCAGCTATCTGCCTTGATCTTTTCCTCGACACTCGCTTCTGCCTGTCCAGTTGGGCTGTCGGTGGCCTGGGTACTGGGTGCTGCACCTCCTGCGTCTGCTCTGTAGGCATCAAACTCGGTGGGCATCACCTCAAGGGTGTCGGCCGGGGTCCAGTAGATACGCACGTCATGCGCTGGGCTGCCAGTGCGCTGGCCACCAACATGGCGGAAGCCTTGGTACCCTCTGGCCTCAAGGCTAGCGACTACCGCGTCAAAACTTTCCTGTACCTCATCTGCCGGTGTAATGTCCCCAGCAGATTCCCTCGCAGCGTCCATAGCCTCGCCAAGGGTAGTAATGCTTCCATCTGTCAAATCAAGCGTGTCACCGAGCAGCGCAGCCACCTTGGCGCGTGTTTGCGCATCCATCTCAGCATTTAAGTCGTATAGCAAGGGGCTCCCAGTAACCGTCACAGTATACAGCTGTGCCTCACCACCACGACCTTTGCGTCCATACCCTTTGGCAATATCTACTGCGTCAGTAGTGTAAAAACCTTGGCCGTAAAAGTTCTGAGCTGAGTAGCTATACGAGTTAAGTCCTTCGATTGCTTGGTTGGTGCCGTGGAACCGTTCGCCCTGCCCTCGTGTATCCCTAAACGTCTCTCCTCCCGGCGTTGTAACTGTTGCTTGGGTCTCGCTGGTGGCCTGGGTACTGGGTGCTGCACCTCCTGCGGCTATTGCAGCTTTTCTCTCAGCCTTAACCACCGCTGGCTCACGGGCGCGAAGAATGTCGTCAACTTTGGCCGCGTTAATATCTCTGAACACTATGTCGCCACGAACAGGTTTTACCGTTGAATACTGCATGCGCAGATCTGAAGCCAGCTCTGTATAACCGGCTTTTTCGGCTCTGTCGGCCAGGGCGTTCATGTCAGCTTTCAGGCGATTTAGCTGCTCCACTTTGGCCGCGTCTTCTGGTGCTGTCACTGCAAGGCCCCGACGCCCGATCAGCGCCTCAGCATAGTCCATGCCGGTCTTGGTCAGCGTTTTCTGGTCATACCCCTTGTTATCGCCGAACACTAGTTCACGGGCGGGGCCCTCGCCTTCGATCACCGCGCCCTGCTCGACCACCTGCTCGATGCGCGCCTTGTGGGTCATTTCTCGGCCGTTGAAGTTGGCCCGCTTATTCAGCGTATCGCGCGCGCGGCCTGCTCGCATCTTGGGGATTCCGAGGATCTCGCCAATCTCGGCCAGCTCGGACTGGCGGGCTGCCTCGCTGTCGCCCTCCTGGGCAACCTGGGCGTCCGTGTCGCGTTGGTTCTGCGCCTGGAGATCCTCCTGGCGCACGTTGCTCTGCGCCTGGGTCAGTGCTTCGTCCAAGGAGTCATGCAGAGTGTCGCCGCCCACGCCACGCTGACCGCGCACTGCCGGTACGGCCCATGTTTCGCCCTTGCCGCGAATATTGGCCCGGTAGGGCTCGAATCCTTCAGGGAAGTCGGAAGGAACGGGATCGTCTGGTGCTGTTTTCTTGTGGGCTTTGGCGTCGTAGTCGTCGGTCGCTTCCTGTTCCGGCAGCCCCACAGCCTCCCGGGCCTTGGCTGTCGCCATTTCCTCGGTTGGGGTGAGCGTGGTCCCAATGGACTTCCCGCTGTCGTCCAGCACGAGCACCTTGAACGGCTTGTTCGGACGCTGCTTGCTCGGTATGACGTGGGCGGTGACGCCAGATTCCTCGTCGCGGAACGTCTGAGTGGCCTGCTCGGGGCCTTCCTTGAAGTCGTCGGCGGCTGGCGGGGCCGCGGGCGCGACCTCGGGTGTTTTCGTCCGGGCCTTTTCCGCCTCCTTGGGCTTTTTGACATCTTCATCATGGTACGGCCGACGAGGAGCAACGCCGCCCTCAGTCTGGTTGTAGAGCTCCTGCCAGCGAGTAGTGGCGGCCGTCTGCAATTCAAAGAAGCTCGACTTCGTGCGCCCCTGGTCGGCCCACGACTCCCCTACGATGTCGTTGAGCGCGCCGACAGAATCCGCGGTAGCGATCCTCTCGAGGCGGTCCTTCGCCCGCTCCTGGTACTCGGGGCTTCCTGCCTCCGAACTCGGGTTGAGGTTGGCCGGGGGAGGGATGGCGGCGCGATCTCTTTCAAGTGCGCTATCATACCCCTGATACCATGCCTTCGTCTCAGCATCGCCCTGGCGACGAACATCGTCGGGTACCCTGCGAGGCATGTCTTCTGAGTAGGCTACTCCGCCTTGTGCTTTCCGGTCACCGGCCTCGGGCTGGGCCCGTCGCCCCTGTAGGCGGTTGGCGTCCTTGACGGCGAAGTCTAGTGTGGCTTTTTGGCTGACGGCCCGGCCATCGGGGTCGACCACCTCATAAACGTTATTGCCCACCATGGCGATACGATAGTCGCCCACCAACTGGTAGCTGAGCGCGGTGCGCTCTTCACCGTTGTAGCCGGTATAGGTCAGCGGCTTGTCGACCTGGCCCTCTTGGCGCGTTCCTCCTGTAACCTCAACGGTATCAAAGTCGCCCTGCTCTGGGTTCTCGACGCCCTGCTCTTCCCACTCGGCTTCCCACTCGGCGTTCAATTTCTCGCGCGCCTTCTCGAGACTGTCGAGGCGGATAAACGACTTTCCGCTCTTGCGGAAGGCGGACGGGTCGATCTCCTTGGCTTTCGACAGCGGAATGTCACGCAACACGCCGCGAAGGTCCTTTCCCTTCTTGGTGGTGTGGCCAACGATAGCTTCCCCGGATTCGGTGGTTTCAGGGGCTGGCTCTGCCTTTTCGGAAGCGGCCTTGAGCTTGGCCTCAGCATTGCTGAAAGCCTCTTCCTGGGTCGTTCCGCGGGCGAGCTCTCGGCCTGTGCTTGGCTGGCTAGCGACGAAGGTCCCGCGGCCCGTGTCACGGCGCTCCTTGCGGCCTTCCTGGAGACGAACATCAGGGTTTGGCGTGCCGAACTTGTGTCGGTCCATCGGGTCCTGCGGGAACCGGTCCTGAGCTGACTTCTCTTTCGATGACTTCTCGGCTCGGTCCTTCTGAGTCTTCTCGGTGAGCTCGTCGTATTTCGACCGTGCGGCATCGAGGAAGGCCGTCCTGGCTTCGCTCTGGTCGGGTGCCGATCCGTCCTGCATTTCGGCGTCGATCAGGTCTTGTACGTCACCGGGGGACTCCGCAACATCCTCAAGCCAGCCGGTACGAGTTTCGACACGGCCTCTGTATCCCGGATCAAGACCCTCAGGGTTTTCCTCGCGCTCTTTCTCTGCTGCTGCCGTGTCGATCGGGTCCATGTTCGCCATCGGCGTCACGGTGGAGGGGGGCGTGGTGTCATCACCCTGCCTGGCAGTGGTCTCGCCATCGAGTACGCCGGTGCGAACAATGGTCACATCGCTGTTCTGGTCGAAAACGTACATTTCGCCATTTTCGGCCAGGATCTGAACCTGGAACTCGCCAGGTCCGTCCTCTTCATAGAGATTGACGATGCCGTTGATATTGCCGGTTAGGGTGGCCACGGTGACGCGCTCACCAGGGACATTGGCGACACGCTCTTCACCAGAGGTCTCCGCGGCGGCGGCTTCTATCGGGCCGTCCGGGGTTTTCTGCGCAACGCTGAGGTCACCAGACAGGACGGCTTCCGGGTCGATGCTCTCTGCTTGATCGCGCACGGTCTGGACGTATGAATGGGGGTCCAGCCTGCGTAACGCCTCCATTTCGGCGCTCTCTAGCCACGCTGAGCCCTTGACCTGGCGGTCCAGTTCCCGGCCTGCGATCTCACCCTTGTCCATGGGCCGGATACCCTTGCCGCGGGTGGCGATCTGGATGCCCAAAGAGATGAGGGCAGCGGAGCTTCCGCCTATCGCCGCCTGGTACAGGGAGTCGTCCCAAACCCCTTTCTCAGGATTGTAGGATTTCTCGACGAGGTTTTGCATGACAGCGCCGGCACCCTCCGCTACGAACTCAGCGCCGAATACTTCAAGTATGTGGCGGAACTGGGACAGAACCTTGCCGCGCACCCCGGGGGCGACACCCTTGAGGATGACAGCGAGCGGGGCGACCTGGATGATGCCGGCCGGAATACCCTTCATGGACGTTTTGATGGCCAGTTCTTCCGGTAGGCCATACTGGATCGCCCGGTTGTATGCCTCTGCTGCACCTGCGGGGCCAGCCAAGGAAGCGCCCCCAGCAAGGCCGGCGATCTGCCTGATGGCCATCGGTGCGCCGCGAGTCATTAGCGTCGTGAGGAAGCCAGGGCCGAGGTAGATCAGCATCGAGCCAATGCCTGCTGAAACATCTGTCAATTTGCCATCGTACTCGGGGTCGGCCTGTAACTGCTCCGAGAGTTTTTTGATGTCGACGCCAAGTCCACGAATCCAGTCGGCGGCGGCGCTTGGTTCCTTGTTGGCCCACTCCACGGCAGCGGCGTGAAACTCTTTCTCGCGCTTGAAAATATCGTCAGCATACGCCTCTGCGACACGCAGTCGCGTAGCGTCGTCCTCACCTTCGACATCTTCCAGCCTGAGGCCCAAGTTCGTCCGAGAGTTATCGAGCCGAGTCGCCGCTGCCTGGAGCTTCCTGTTGCTCCGGTCGTTCGATATCTGCTGGGCAATGAGTCCAGAACCCTCGACAGTCGACCCCGCCGCGGTGCCTACGCCGGACGTTGCTGAACCCACCAGGTTCTTGATCCAGCCATCGATCGTCGTGTACTGAGCCTTCGTGTCAGCGCCAGTGAAGGCGTCGACCTCTGCATCAGCGAACTGTCCTCTCCTCTCGTCTTTCTCGTCTTTGTCGGGGCCGTCCATCTTGGCTGTGAGGAAGTCGAACTCGCTTGCTGGACGCTGGAGCAGCGCGATGCCTTTGCGATAGAGGTCCAGCGGAGTCGTGGTTTTGACGGGTCCTGCGCCGGTGAAGGCGTCGACTTCTTCTGGCTGCTCTGCGGCAAGGGCCTCGAGCTCTTCCAGGCGGGAACGGCCGCTGTTGTCGAGCTCTTCGTCGGCTGGCTCTTCGGTAGGGGGGAGCTTCTGGTCTGCTCCGGGGTTCTTCGGGGCAGCGCCGGTGAAGGCGTCGACCTCTTGATCTACCTGTGGCTCTCCAGCACGTCCGCCCGAGGGAGACGGACCACGTCGGCCAGCGTCGGCAATCTTACGGGCGGCCTGGCCAAGCTCGGCGGTGGGCTCCATCTGCTCGCGCGTGCCCGGCTCTCTCACAAGCCCGCTGAGCGCGCTACCTGCACGCTCTATCAGTCCCGGGGGCTCAGAATCGGTAGTTTTTGGGCCAATGCCGGACTGCTTGGCCTGATAGACGGCCAGTTCCTCGGGGGTCAGATCTCGGTAGCGACCACCGTCCGTGGGGTCTTTTGGCTGATACCGTGCAGCGATGCCCCCAGCGCGACCCAGAACCTCGCGCACATACTTGCGGGTCTTCGGACCCCACTGTTCACGGTTGTCGCCGGCGTGATGGGCCATGACGGCCTCTTCAACGCTGTATCCGGCGTCGATTCTTTGCTTGAACTGCTTCGCGGCGGCATCCACTGACTGCGCCGGGTCCATCGGGTCGATTCCCATGCCCTTGGCGGTGTCGTCAATGTACTGCATCATCCCTTTGGCTTTGCCCCACTTCGTCTCCGGGCCGATAGCTTCAGGGTTGTACGACGACTCTTGCTGAGCCAGGGACATGAGGATGTTCGCCGGGACCCCGTACTTCTGGGAGGCGTTGATGAATAGCGGCTGATATTGCTCAGGAGGGAGAATCCCGTCCACGTCCCTGGATGCCTCAATTCGCCCGTCAGACTGAGCCCGAATACCGCTTAACGCCGGGAGCTCGTACTTCTTCGCGAGGATATCGTCGGTGACTTTGTCCAGGGGGTTCTGAAAGAACGGGTTGTTTTGCGCCACGGGATACCCTCTTTTAACGTACTACGATCTTTCCTGTCTGCGTATCGTACATTGGAACGCCTCCACCCGGAACCGCACCCAATCCATCGACCGCCGGGTTCGGGTTGCCGGGCTTCTGAGAGGCGCCGGACTCCTGCATTATCATCTCGGTCATTTGGTTGACTCGATTGTCCTTTTCTTCATCGCTGAGTCGATCGAATCCCAACCCCATCGACAGGCTCTCCAGCACACGCAAACGGAGATCGGGCAGACTGATTGAATCCCTGGTATTGGAGACGTTGAGGATGTCGGGAATCATCTCGCGGATCTCGTCGTCGGTGTAGTTCCAGTCCTTGAGAAGCTGAATCGTCTGCTGAGATTCTTGACCTTGCGTGCTGGCAGCGGACTCGTCTTTGAGCTGCTGCTTCCACGCATCGCGTGTGAGGTCCTGCTGGAACTCGGCACCCGTTTGAGCGGCCTCGTTGCGAGCCTCTGTGGCGGCCTGGCTCTGTGCCATGGTCGTCTCGAAGGCCGCTTTCGGCGACAAGAGTCCGACGCCAGCCTGGACCAGGTCGTCAGTATCCTCGAACGTCTGAGTGAATTGCTTACCGTCACGCTCGAAATTGATCTCGATGGTCCCATCCTTGTTGACCTTGTGGCCAGCAACGCTGGCGCCGTCCTCCATGTATCCGGGACTGTTGTAGGCTTCCGTGAGAGCGGTGGCAAAGCCTTCTGTATCGCCCATCTGAGCGGAGCGGAGCGCAGTCGCCCAATGCTTCATGCCCTGCTGGGTCTGCTTGTCCTGGATGAAGGTCTCCCACCCTTGAGCCATTTCCATGTTGCCCTGCTTGGCATAGGTGTTGGCGATGACAGGGGCCGCGTCCGACATGAACCGGTCCATGATCGAGTCGACACCCTTGGATGCCTGGCCTCGAGCCTCTTCCTCGCTACCATAGCTCTTGTCACCAACCTTGTAGCCGGTGGTGACATCACCCATGAAGTCCTGGCGGTTGTCCATTCCGGTGCGGCTGATCTTCCCCTGGATGTCAGCCTCACGGTCGGCCCGTGCCGTCTTGATGCCGCTCTTGGCCTGTTTGCGTATCTCGCCCTTATCCATCATCCCGCGGAGTTTTGCGCCGGTGTCTATGCCGCTGCTGAGCCCCTGCGTGAACGCACCGAGGCCGATGCCGAAGTTTGCAAAGCTCATGCGACTTTCTCCTCATATCCGGCCTTGATATCGCTCGGTCGGCGCCCGGTTTTCTTCTTGCCGGACATTGCTTCGACCTTCATACCAAGTTCCTGGATGGCTTTCAGTTGGAGACCCATCATGTCCTGCATGGGGATCATCTTCCCGTCGCCTGCGCCGGTCTGTTTCTGGAAATCCTCAGCGTAGGGGCCGATATGCTCCTGCTGACCTCCGTCCTGGACACCGTCCTTGTACCGCCACTGCTCGACCGGCAGGCCCTTGATGGCTTCCATGGCGCTGCCCTCGACAGGCGCCTTGTCGGTCTTGTAGTCCTTGGATGACACCATAAGCGCTCCCGCAGTACCGGCCGCTTGTCCGAGGCCGCCCCAAAAACCAGCCGACTCTTGAGCGGCTGCCTGTCGGTTCGTTGACCAGGCATTAAGCTGGTTGTTGTACTGGGTGTTGAGGCCATCCATCATTCCCGCGTTACCGGCCATCGCTCCCTGGTAGCCCTGGCCCATGATGTCGACAGACCCCCGTGCCTCCCTGTTCGCGCCGGTCTGCCCAGCAAGGGCAGAGTTTCCGGCCTTTAGGCCCAGAGCGGCTCCCTGAGCGGCTTGCGAGGGTAGGCCCCGGCCCATGTTCGCGGCATCTGATCGAAGCGCCATGCCCTCTGTGCGGACCTGGTTGCGAGCCTTGTTCTGAGCGCCCGCACCGGCCAGGGCCGTATTCTGTTCCACGGCCTTGGTGGCACCGGCATATCGGCCGGAGTTGGGGTTCACGCCCATGCTGGCCAGGTTGCGCTCGGTGGCGCCCTTCTGCTGGCTGGCGTTGGTCATGACATCGGCTTTGGCCTCGGCCGCCCGATCCGACTGTCTCTCCGGCGAGTCCCACTCATTCGCATCTTTGACAATGCGGTCTTCGATGGGCCGGAACACGTTCTCCCAGCGCGACCTGTCTTCTTTGGACCACTCGTTCGCCTGGTCCTGAGTGTTGATCTGCTGTTCGCCAATCCGGGCCGTCAGGTCATCGAGGACTTTCTGGCGCTCCTTGGCATTGCCGGCCTCGACCTTTGCGAAATCGAGCCACTGCTTGCCAAGCTCGGCCTGCTCGAGAGCGGCCTCACCGATACGGGGATCTGGGGATGGTGCGCTACCGCCGCCGCCTTTACCCATGAGAGACCTCCTTTGGTACGAATGGGCACTCCTGACGGAGCATCCCGAGAATTATCATATCTTCGTCACGCAGCGCCGCCCTCATTCTACCCTCAATTTGGAAGCCAAGCCTAAGATCGAACTCAAGCGCCGCCCGATTGTGAGAGGGAACCAGCCCCGTCACCCGCTGCAATCCACACTGAATGAAGGGGTAGTTGAAGGCCGCCATCATGAAGGCCCTGTTAAGCCAGCGCCGGCTTCCATCGCTGGCGACGTGCATGTTGACGTTGAACCGGCTGAACGACTCGTAGACCACCACCCCAAGCACTTCATCACCTCTCACCAGCCCGAGGCACTTCGCGTCCTCCCGGAAGTTCGCATCGCCGATAACATGGTTGGCCCAGAGGATGAGTTGTGGCTCTGAAACGATCTCGGCTGGCATGGTCACTGGCTCGCGTAGAAGGAAATTGTGATTGAAAGCCAGCTCGGACTTACGTTGTATCCGGTCACAACATCCCCGAATGGCCTCACAGTTAGACCGGCGGGCTGGCTACCGCTCGATGCCGCGAACAGGATATCACCACTGGGACGGAACCCGGCCGGCAGGGTGAACAATGGGGTCCCATCCAACTGGTTCCCGCTCTTTATCACTCCCTCGATAACAACCAGTCCAGAGGAAAGCCGTCGATACCTGGCGCTTTGGTTTCCTGCTAAGAAATTGACCCAGCCATTGAGCAGGGTCGGCGTCTGCCATCCGCTGTCACGATCGACAGTTTCGGAGCGAAGCGTGGTAACCCGACCATCCAAGAGGTCGTAATCGGAGCGAAGCGTGGTAACCCGACCATCCAAGAGGTCGTAATCGGAGCGAAGCGTGGTAACCCGACCATCCAAGAGGTCGTAATCGGAGCGAAGCGTGGTAACCCGACCATCCAAGAGGTCGTAATCGGAGCGAAGCGTGGTAACCCGACCATCCAAGAGGTCGTAATCGGAGCGAAGCGTCGTCACCCGAGAGTCCAGTGAGTCGCTTTCGGAGAGAAGTCTCGGAAACCGACCAATCAAGGCGTTGAGCTCACGAAGACGAACGGCGCGATCCAGGGAGTTGCCGCGTATCCCGAAGAGGACCTCGAGCCGCTCCTTGAGGGCGAGGAATTCCTGGTCTTTTTTCATATCCCAGCCAGCTCGACGCCGGTGGTCGCCAGGGCTACCTGCTCGACGTTAAGGTTACCCGTCACCTCGACCTCCCACTTTCTCGCTTTGAACCCACCAGGGAGCCTGGACGTCTGGTTGACCCTGCTTACTGTTGCGCGCAGCACTCCGTCAGCATAGACGTTGACGCTGAGGGTGCCTGCTGTCTGATCTATCTCAGGAACGAACGGTAGTGTGTCGCCGTTGACCTCTATCCCATTTATATCCGACGCGCTGATCGCCCCGCCGAGAGAATCGTCGCTGTCGTAGATGTCGTCCACAATCGACTGTGCTTCCGCGGCTTCTATGAGCAATGCCTCAATTTCTGCGCCACTTAGCCCCTGGATAGCCTCGATCATGATGGCGCCGAAGTTCGTCGGGCGAGGCATGACGATCTCTTTGCTGCGCCATGTCTGTATTTCGTTCGGCTGATACGGAGCATCCCACTGATAAATGATGCCCTCGAACAGGTAGTAGAGGTATCCCGTTTCGATCTCGTAATAGAAGGACCGCGTGATGATTCCGGCACGAATAACGAAGGCTTGCTCCCCGGAAAGATCGATGATAATCGTTGCTTTCCTTTCCTCATTATTCACGTCGGTATAGGCGTAGGAGGCGTAGTATCGGCCATCATAGTTGCCGGAGGAGAAGCCACCAGGGTTGTACGACTGCCAGTCATCACGACTGAAAAGCTGCTCTGTCGCTACCTGTGCGCCGCTGCTTGACACCACCACCAGGCCGTCGTGAGAGGGGTACGCTATGGCATACCCAAGATCAACGATTCCCCATGGGGTGACACACGGCAGGTTGAGCTCGAGCTTCTCCATCACCATGGACTCAGGGTGAGACCCGGTGACCACATACGGATTCCCAAGCGTGAGTACAGCGAGACTTGTCCCGAAGGCGCCAAGCCCAACGATGTCGTAGTCGACGACCAGTGTGTAGATGCTCGGCCAGGCGTGAGGCCGATACGGCTCGCTGAAATAGAGCGTCTTCCCAACGAACGCGGCCATCATCCCGTTGGGCATTGCAGTAAGTCCCTCGAGGCTGTCAGGGGGCGGCGTCCATGCGGTCGTCGGTAGTGGCTCAACAATGCCTTCCAGGGGAGCGTTATCAGTGAAATCCGCTGTGCTGCTGGACCGCTCGGCGATGAAAAAAAGCCGGGTGTCTCCGCTGGCGCTGGTCTGGCTGCGATAGATACGCTGCTTCGACACAAGCCTCGAGGTATCGCCAATCTGGAACCCGGAGAGCGTGACGGTCTGCCCTGGCTCCCAGAGGATCTCTTCGCTTATCGGAGACGGCTGGGATTCCTCGCCAAAATCGGTGACATGCGTATAGACGTAGAGCCTCGTCTCGACATCACCGTTACCTGTCCCATTGACGGAGCCAACGAGCGCCCCTGATGGGCTTCCGACCTTGAGCGGATGCACGACAGAGGTATTGGCGTTTCGGAGCTTGGGGGCGCCGTCTCCTGTGTAATAGAGCCGGTTATCAGCGACCGGACCAGGCGCCATGTGGACCAGGCCGTTCCACGACAGCCAGGAATTGTTGAACCGGAAGATGGTCCCAACGTCCCCCGCCGGAGGGTTGGGCGCCGCGACAATTCTTTTCGGCTGACGAATCGGCTCAAGTCCACCAGTGGTCAGCCGGGTATTGATCGCCTCTTGCGCCGCCATGTCAGGGAGCACACGAGGCATGAGCCGAGGAAGCTCGCCGATGAACCCGATGAATTTGAGCGTTGCCATGGAGTCTCCTTGTGGTTCATCTGCGCCGACAGTCCGAAAGAGGGCGTCGCATCACGCCTCGATCTGGCTGAATACTTACGGGCCAGGATCATAGGATGGTAAGTTGCCGAAGTTAATACCCAGCGACTTGCCGTTGGTACTGAAATCGGCGAACCCCTCACTAGTAACCTCTGCAAATGAATAGCAACCGTCAATAATTATCTCGCCACCACTTACTGTGCGCTCAATAGCTGCGGCTGAAGCTGCATTCTGCCCGCCCCATGATGTAAAGTTAGTTCCTGTTACACGCATTCTTCCAACGCTACTAAAAACTATATGGGGGTAAACTCCATACGAGACCATGCTATTAGAGCCAAAGGTGCATCCAACAACTTGTACGTTTGTAGTTGCCTCCTCAACAGAAAGCCCACCTTTTTTATTGTTAATGAAGGTGCATCCATTGAATGTAATGCCATCGGTGTCATAGTTACCATCAAGTCTAGCGCCTACTTCCCTGTGAGAAGAGAACCAGCAATGGTCAAACATAGCACCACGCACAGAATCACCCGTAGAGTCAGTGTTACGAACTCGAAGCCCATACATTGACGTATCAAATGAGCACGAGTTGAAAAAGTTCCATGTGCTAGATCGAGTGCCAAATTCTGTAGAGATGTCAACACCGGTTCCAGCGTGGATAAGATCTAAATCGGAGAAGTTGCAGCCCTCACCGAAAAGCGCTACACCTACGGCTGGCTCGGCATAGGATGCTACGTTTGTATCGTACCGCAAGTCTTCTACCACAGTGCCAACTACGTTTCCGATTATAATAACTTTGCTACGGATATTTGCCATGCGTATGTGTTCTATGCGGTGCCATACACCACCCCAAACTTCAATACCAACATCTACTAAATTTATGTCCACGTCCCGCACTTTCACATAATCTCTGCTGATGCGTATGCCGATCTGGTTGGGTGTACGGTTGCCTGTGATATGGATGCCTGATATAGACGAACCAATAGCATCCATATTGAAACATGGTATAGAAGTGCTTACAGTAAACAATGAACCATAACCTACGATTCCAACTCTTTTGTTTATGTTAAGAGCTGCACTAAGTTTATAAGAAACATTAGGTGCAGATACATGTAGGCTATCTCCGTCTCCTAGTGAGTCTAAAGCAGCTTGGAAGTACGGTGAATCGTTTGTAGAACCATTACCAGTTGCACCAAACCATTTAGCATCTACAGAACCGTTATGCCTACGCTTTGCAACTTTATATAGTCCTGTAGGGTCATCTGCAGTACCAATGTAAATACCGTTGAAAGTGTCACCCGACAGATTAGAAGAATAGTTGCCGGAAATAATATCAAACGTCCCCGACCTATTGCCAGCGTTAAGGCTTAAAACGGAGCCTATGGGAACTGAGTAGGATTCAATCTCTGCAATGCTCTGTGCAGTGATAATAGTCCCATTGACCAAAGCCGCCCCCAGACCATTAGCCGGGTCGCCTGCAAGCTGTGTTTCGGTAACACCCCCACCAGACGTAGCTGGAAGATCTTCTTGGGTAAGGGCTCCATTGACCAAAGCCACCCCCAGACCATTAGCCGGGTCGCCTGCAAGCTGCTCAAGGGAAACGGCCCCATTAACCATCGCCACCCCAAGCCCATTAGCCGGGTCGCCTGCAAGCTGCGCTTCGGTAACAGCCGAATCCCTAACCAGCGTATCGAATGCCGCTTCCGTGAAGCGTAGACCGGCACGATCACCAGTATCCCAGGATCTCGCGGCCGTCCCCTCCATACCCCTCAGTACCGTCAGCAGGTCGTTGGTGCGGCTCGTGCAGTGCATGATCTCCATCTCACCAGTAGACTTCAGGAAGGTGATCGGAAACCACTCGTTCGAGTTCGACGGTGTGGGGAATAGAGAGCCTTCGCCAGCCCGCAGACTGACGGAAGTCTGCGACGTGGTGATCGAGCCGGCCAGGCGGCCTGTCGCGTTGTTAGCCAGCAAAACTGACATGTGGTTTTCTCCTTATGGTGCGGCTACGCCGATATTCGGAGCATCGGTCAACAGGACATCGAGTCACGCCTCGATCTGGCTGCCTGCCTCGAACAAGTTATCCAGCGCCTGGTCGTCAATGCCTATCTTTGCAGCCATTGCCAGCATAGTTGGGCTCATGCGCCGGAACTCCTGCGCGGTCTCCCATGCTAGACGAGCTTCATCATCCTTGTCGAGTTGGGACATTAGGCTGCGCACTCGAACCATGTAGCCCGCACGCTTTAACGCCGCGCGGGCCTGAAAGGCGCTGATGGTGGCAGTGTCGCGCCAGTCCTGGCGTTGTTCCGCTGTCATCGGAATCTCGGGGTATCCTGCAAACTCGGGAAGGGTGTTGCCCTCGGCGATCCACTGTTCTACATCAGCATATAACTCATTGGTGACGGGGACGATCGCCCCAGCTTTCAGTCTTCCGTAGCCGGCTAGGCAGACGGCGCGGCCGGGTTGCTTGTCATGTGAAAACATGGGGTTGGCTCTCCTTGATCTGGTGGTGCTGTTCGGCGAGTGAGCGCAGCAGGTTGTGGGAATCGGCCCAACGGGCATGGCCAAGCCAGGCGGCGAGAAATAAGCGCAACGCTTCCTTGTCGCAAGCCAGGGTGTACTGGCGAATCTTGCATTTGGCGCGACGCACGCTGTCCCGTCGTAGCGGTCAATGATTGCCAGTGACTGCCGGGAGTCAATTGAGCGTTCTGATTTAGTGCTCATATCGCGTCGCTACCGCTCCGCTTGCAAGTTCAAGTGATCACTGAGCGCCCTTGCTCCAAGGTAGCTGCTGGAGAGGTCCGGCGCGCCGCTCCAGATCGAGGCCCGAGAACCTGCGTTCGAGACGTTGCTCCAGTTCGCGCCAAATAGCGGGGCCTTCATGTTGCTGGCGTATACCTCGCCACGTCCCTCAGCGATGTCGAGGTATGCGCTACCGGCTGTCGCCGAGACCCCGCTGAACCATTGCCACATTACCCCCGTGGCTTGCTCCATGCCACTGGCGCCGCGGTGCCCGGCTTGGTGTTGAGTCGTAACAGGGTCGGTGCCTACCGCCTGACGCTCGACGACGCCATAGGCAAGCGACACCAGCTCCTCATAGATGCCATAGCGCTTGCCAGCAGCGTAGATGATATCTAGGAATTGCCACCAGCTCGCCGAGGGGCAGAGCGTTGTGCCGTCGCCGCCAACTGTGGCAGGCAGAATCGGCCTGCTGTTGCCATCGGCGATCTGTTGTCCGTTGCGGCTGTAGCCGAAATTTGTGTACCCCACGTCGATCAGATAAATGTCCCCCCATACACCGCCGCCAGGGTCGAGCGTCATGCCCCTTGGGCTGGGCGCAGCAGGCCGCCAGGTGAGATCCCACATAGACAGCTCGACTATCTCACTCGCCCCCGCTGAGGCGTGGAAACCGCCGAGCTTGCGCTCACCTGCCGGGGCGGCGCTATCAGCATCCACGGCTTGCAGGCTGCCATCAGTGGCGGCATAGATGGTGTAGTCGGTGCCGGCCGAGAGCGTGGGCAGCGTGACTGCGGTGCCGGAGGCGATCTCGATTACCGTTGAGCCGACTACCGCCACGAAATCGCTGGAGGTTTCAAGCGTTGTAGTGGTGGGCGCCGTCCAGGCAGGCTGTGAGCCGTCGGCTTTTACGAAAGTCGTGGCGGTGGCGACGGAGCTCACCAGCGTATCGAATACCGCTTCCGTGAAGCGCAGATCGGCACCATCATCAGCAAGCCAGGATCTCGCGGTCGTCCCCTCCATTCCCCTCAATACTGTCAGCGTATCGCCGGATCGACCCGTGCAGTGGGTGATCTCAATATCGTCTGACAGGTTGTAGAGGGTGACGGGGAACCACTCGGAACCAGTCGGCGAAGGGAACACGGCACCCTGGCCGGCCTTGAGAGTGATCGTGATCGCACCAGCCGAAATCGGAGAAGCAATCTGCGCCTCGGCATTGTTGGAGAGAAGTGCTGCCATTTCCTACCTCCTTAGCAGGTCATGATCCTAACCTGAAAGCATGTCGTCTTGACGCGCCCAAGCGAGGTCGTGATGGTTGTCTCAACGGTGTAGGGAGTCCCGTAGGTGCCACCTGACAGCCACACCTTCACCTTCTTGTCATCACTGAAGGCAGAGACACTATCGATGGCCAGCGGAACAGCACCGCCATTGGGCGCCTCAACAACGGCTTCGGCCTCTATGATGGTGTCCCCATCGGTCAGCCATTCGACGTAACTGAGGTCGTAGTCGAGGATGTCGTCCTCGCCTTTTCGTACTGATCCAATCCTCACGGCCTTAGCCTCCTGTTACGACGAACCTCTACTTCTCGTCGCCCATCTGCAATCTCGATCGTTCGGTGTCCAGCGTCGACAGTGAAGGTCTCCCGGTGACCAACTCCAAGATCTCTTGCCGGCGGGACCACTGCGTAGAAATCCGGCTTTTCCGGTATCGCCAGGGGGCTCACCTGTGTCTCGAAGTCTATCACTGCCACGCCATCACTGCCGGGGCTTAGAACCAAGTCCCCATGGTCAACGAGGGAAATTACCGCGACGACCGGGTCTGCTGAAATAGCCGTGACCATGGTGGCTTCAAACATGGCGTCCAGGCTGATAACCGCTAGACCGTCGCTCGCCGGGCTCACCGTTCCTCTGCCGGTGGCCACCATGTCGATGAGAGACAGGCCGTCGCTTCCAGGGCTCAGGTCCAGGTCACCCTGCAACGCCATCTCGATGGTCGATACACTTTCGGCACCGACTGTTTCAAAGATCAGGGCTTCGCCCGTCGCTGGGATCTCGATGACAGCCGTCCCCTGGCTGCCAACACTGACATTTCCGCTGCCGCTGACTACCATCTCGATGAGAGACAGGCCATCGCTGCCGGGGCTCACGAGGCCGCTGCCGCTGGCTACCATCTCGATGTCGATCACGCCCTCGAAGAGAGAGAGCCCACGACGGGTCTCATTTACCGCGATCTGGTTCAGACGCTGACTGTTGAGACCTGACTTCACGTTACTGAACCTTGACGCCGAGTTTGTCCCTGTCCGCGACAAAAACCTGGCTCGAGTCGATAGTCCTGGGCGTAGTCAGGACGCCATAGGTGAGGAAGTTCCCCACGGTTTCTGCGTCCCAGATCCCAAAGTAGGTGATTGTGATGGCAGATGGCCCATCGAAGACCGGGTAGATAAGCTGCTTCTGGTTCCACACGATGTCATTCGGGTCAGGGGCGGCCCATGCATTTGCCTTGGTATCGCTCTGCAGGGAGTCGCGGCGGACGTATGACGACCACTCGGTCCCGGTGACCTCGTTTGCGCCAGCATCGCCAGGGTCGCCAGTATGCAGCGAGACCCATAGCTGTGCGGGTGCGACGAATGTCCCGTTACGCATCAGCGCGTCGAGAATGTTGTCGATGGTGTACTGCGATGCGCTCATGGCGGTCTCTCACTTAAAGGAATTGTGGCCTGGTGCGGATGACAGCACCTTGCTGGCCTCTCAGCTCGGCGCCGGTCAGGGTGTCGAGTCGGCTCTGGAATCGAGAGGCGTGGTATTGGGCCAGGCCAGGATTCCCGTAGTCGGCAGGCATCGCGTACAGGTCTGCGAGAGCGCCGTCAGCGATGATAGGGGCATGTAGGTCCACGATGAAGTCAGGAAGCCGGTCAGCGTCATCTGCTGGCTCGAGGATCAGCTTCAACTCGACCTTTCCAGCCATCGCCGGAACCAGGTGGATCTGTCCGGGGGATGACTGCGTGAACCACTTGGAAGCGGCATCGGTCAGGGTCCGCCATCCAGCGATGTTGTCGTCCAGCCAGGCAATCGATGCCGGCTCGATCAACTGGCCTTCAAAGCTGGCTGATTCGATCTCGAAGACATTGGCTTCAGGCGGGACTGCAATGTACTCAAATCCCTCGTTGCTGATCTGGAATTCGTCTTCTTCACGCCATAGCCGGGTCCGGCGGCAGAACTCGCTCGCGGCATCCCTGACGGCCTGCACCACGACCGGATGGGCGGCGCCGACAACGCGGGGCATCACTCGGCGCATGATTGCGTCCAGGTCTTTCATGGCTCACCTTTGGGCGGGGTCGTCGCTGCGGAGCTCTCTGCCCCCAGTTCGGAATTGAAGAGATTGTAGTAGCCTGCGGCGATCTGGCCGTTGCCGTATTCGCTGTCCTTCGAGAGCGCCCGGAAGACCACGAAGTTGACGACAGCATTGATGTATTCGAGGCCAATATCGATCGTCCCACCCTCGGTCGGCTTGGCGGTCGGTATCCGCCAGGATAGGACCTCAACCTCTGTACCGTCGGCGGCCGGCGGGTAGGTGTAGATGATGTTTTCTGCACGCTCATCGTAGGTGTAGTGGATGAGCTTCGATGTCGGCTTTTTCCCATACCAGTCCGGGTCGGCCGTATCCAGGTGATACCGGCTGGCGAGGCTCAGGGGTCTACCACTTGGGAGCACGCGGATAACATCCATGATCCCGTCGGCTTCCAGGGTGTGCTTCACCCCTTCCGACAGAACTACCGTCTCGAGGGCGGCGATCGAGCCAGGATTACGAACGATGATTGCGGTCATCGCGTCGTAGATCCAGTCCAGTTGCTCGGGCTTCGTCCAGCGTATGAAAGTCTGGTCGAGCAGAAGCGTGCTCGTTCGACGGAGGATGTCATCCACATCAATCATGATTCATCCCGCTCATTGATCTGGCGCCACAAGGTCGACGACTTGGCCAGGTGATGCGCTTTCCGGCCGAAGGCGTCCTGATACGCCTCTCGCGCCTGGTCGATCTCTGTGCCGGTCTCCGCCTTGATCGCGGGCTTGGGCTGGTAGTAGCCGTAATCTTGACCCGGCGTGACATGAGCGGCCGGCTCGTCGCCCTCAAGGGCGGTGAAAGTGTTGATAGAGAGCAGGCGGTCAATATGCTCCTGGTCATCGACCTCGGCGACGTGGCGGCCCGTCTCGTCCGGCTGGAAGTCGTAGGTCTCCTCCCCCATCGTTACTTGACTACCCGCTTTTCGCTTGATCTTGCACTGGATCTTCATCGTTATGTCCTCTCATCTGAATAGGGCGGCACATGGCCGCCCTTTCAGTCTACGTCATCTCCGGTTTAGTAGTCGCCGGTTGCGGCATATTGCAGGATCAGGATCACTGTCCCGGTAGCCGATGCGCTGACGGTCATGCCGATCGCGCGATCTGTATCCACTCCCTCCAGAAGCAGGGCGGCCTGGTTCGTGAGTCGGTCAATACCGGCGGCAGCCGTGTCAGCGGCATCGAAGATCTCGACACCCACGGTAGTTGAAGCGGTCGTTTCGCCCGGCACGTCGGACATGACGCCAACATCGGCAGTCACGGCGCCGCCTAGACCATCGGTGACCAGCGTGGCGTCAACGATGCGGCAGTACGCGGGCAGGATGCCGAGCTCGATGACATCGGTGGCGGCGGCCAGGTCGATCTCGTAGCGAGCAGCGACGACATTGCCGGCTTCGGCAGCGTAGGGCGCCTGCTTCCGGCCTTTTGCGTGTTCAGATTGAATCAAGGGCATCTTCGTTCTCCATAAGTCTCAGAAGAGGGCCGGCTCTAGGCCGGCTCCGTCTTATGCGTTCGGATCGGTGGCGGCAGTGTCGAGAGACAGAACGCCGAAATCCTGGTTGTTGAAACGAGTCTTCTTGCAACCGAAGATCGACCCCGCGGCAACGGTGGGTTCGTTGTCGTAATCCTTCATCTTCTCCTTCCAGGACCAGCGCATCCCGCCACTGGTGCCGTAGGCGATGACGCCGGCCTGACGACCCATGAACAGCGCACGTCCCGCGGACACGTCGTTACCAGAGCCGAAGTCGTTGAAGCGGATCGCGTTGCGGTGCTTGTGCAGCACGACACCACCAATCATGCCCAGACCCCCCTTGAACAGCCTGTTGCTGCTGCCCTCGGCGGCGGCGGCGGCCTTCTGGATGTCGAGCCACTCGCCTCCAGTCGACCCCATGCGAAGGTCGTGGGCCTGGAACGGCGACATGATGCAAATGTAACGATCCTCACCTTCGATCGACACGGGGACCATGTTGGCCGACTCAGGGTCCTGCGCCTGCAGCATGGTGGCCTTGACCTCGGCACGCTCAATGAGCTCACGACTCATCTTGTCGGCCGCGACCAGATCAGACTTCTGCGTGGCATCACCGCCATACAGGGTATGGGCAGCGTCAGGCGCCTGTAGGGCATTGCCTGCGCGACCATTCCAGGCCAACGGGAAGTTGAAGTCAGGGTTGATGCCGCGAGCGCCGGACAAGTAGATGAACGTCAGCTCGTCCATGAACATGGACCAGTAGTCGGACAGCCGGTTCTTGGCGGTTTGGCGGAGGTTGATGCTGGTACGCTTGCGGGTCATCTGGCCGCCAGCGGATACCGCGTGACGAGTCTGGTCGATCATCACTTCGTCGGTGTAGAAGCGCAGTTGCTCTTCCTTGCCTTCGAGGCGTGCATCGCCCTCTGTGGCCTGACCGCGAAGCTGAACGGAGAGGTCGAATGAGATCCGGTCACCAGGCGCAGTTTCGAGCTCGGTTTTCCGCTGGATGACCGCATTATCACCCTCGCCGATAAACTTCTTCTCGAAGTAGGACTTTTTGGCCTGGTCGACGGCGAGCGCCGCGGACCACTTCTTCTGCGTTTTGGGATCGTTCTTCCCGAAAATAGTCTGTGCCATTGGAGCTGGCCTCGCTGAGTATGTATGAAGTTTCACCATCCGCTCAGGAACTCATGCTCCATTGGACTGTTATACTATCGTTCAGTAGTAGGTAATATAGCAATTTCAGCATTTTGTCAAGGAACTGACTGTCTGACGCCCAAGCCGTCTCTGGCGGCGATTGACTCCGTATTACCCCTCTCTTTGCGTATCGGGATGCTGCGATCAGCCTCGAAGCTGAGCCTGGCGACCTGGCCAGACTTCTCTTCCAGAGTAACGGTCACGCTGTCACCTATCGCGATCGTTTCCCCTGGTCGAACCTCGAGTTTCAATGTGCTCATCCAGCACCTTGTCGGTTACGAGTTCAAATACTCTTCATAGGCCGTTGGGTTTGTCGCGCTGAGTTTTTGAAGCTCATGCTCAAACTCGAGACCTTCTAGCTTATCCAGTTTGCCGAATCGCGACCCTTCGTTTGTATCGGTCAGGTCGGAGGCTGGAACCCTGTTAAGCGTCGGCGGGACATCGCGGCGAGCCGCCTGCTTCACGGCCGCCTCTTCCCCCTTGACCGGGTCCTGCTTTTGCCCTGCCTTGTACCCATCGAACAGGGCCGCAACCTCCGGGCTGCTGGTGACACTCTCGTGGGCCTTCTCGAGAATGTCCTGGCCCGACATGCCGACAACTTCATCGCTGTTGGCGATCTTTTTGACGGCAGAGTTGAGCCCCTCTCTCAGCGCCTCGCTTGCATGATAAAGCGGGTTGGCATCCAGGAAGGCTTCGCAGCGGTTGAACCATTCCTGTTGATCCCTCTTCTGGTTCCAGTCATTGGCCAGCTCGGACTTTGTGACTTTGTCCCGGAGCTCCCTGTCCTGGGCATCGATCTCGCGCAACTGCTGACGATACTCGATGCTGGTCAGTTCGCCATCATCGAAATCCACGTCCAGCTTGGTACGCTGGTCATTGAACGCCTTGAGTTGGTCCTCGTAGTCGTCAGGGAGGTCGTATTCTAGGCGCGGGGTCGACTGTTCATCGGGGCGATGTTGCTCTTCCTTCTGGGGCTCCTCCTTGGCTGGGGCGGCCTCACCCTCTGCGGCTTTGTCCGTCTCACCATCTGCGGCCTTGTCAGTCTCCTCTCCATCATCTTTGGCGGAGGGAGCATCATCATCGCCGTCTCCCTGAGCAGGTTTGTCAGGCTCGTCCTCAAACTCTTTAGCACCCTCGAACTCGTTCGGATCATCGTCCGCCTCCATGGGGGGGTCTTCGTTGTCCTCGTCGTACTCGTCTCCGAGCTCCTCGAGGATGCGGCGCTCATCGGCGGTCAGGAGGGCGAGCTCTTCTTCACTCAGCTTAGCCATGGTTATTCCTCTCTCGGCTGGGGTTGGGCGACGGCTCTCACCAGCGCCATGAAACCTTTCTCAAGGTCCGTCCGAGCAATCTGAGCCCATCGGTGAGCGAGGGCTTCCTGTAGACGGTGCTTGTCTTCCGGTGTGCCGCTCTCTTCCTGGGCGGAGAGCTGGCGCATGATCCTTTTCTGGATGGACAGGACTTTGGCCTCGATGTCCTTGACCTCGTTCATCAGGTCGATCTCATCATGGGTCAGATCCCGGTAGCCTGATATTTCTCTATGTTGATTTTCCATCGTTACTGTCCTCTTCGGTTACATCGGCGGCTGCTGTCCGCCAGGAGGCATACCCTGCTGGGGTGCGCCCTGCTGTTCTTGCTGCTGCTCAGCCATGGCTTGCTGCTCGGCTTGCTGCTCGGCTTGCTGCTGAGCCTGAGCCTGAGCCGCGGCCTCCTGCTCGGTGCGTGACAAGTACCCGGCCTCCCTGAGAAGGCGGTCGGCCATGCGGGCGATCTCGGGTGCCTTGAGGGCCTCCTGAGCGGCCATGAGAGCGGTCTCGTGGGCGTCCATGTTGGAGTCCGCGATCTCGGCGGCGGTCTTGCTGGCCTCGGCTTCTGACTTGCCGGCTTCGGCGAGGGACTTGCGCAGTTCCGCCTCGAGCATCTGCTTCTGCATCCGCTTCTGGTATGCCGCGTCCTCTTGCGCTTGCTGCTCTTCCGGTGAGAGCTCGGTGGCGTCCGGGTCGCGCTGACCAGTGACCTGGCGAATACGCTTCACGATCTCGTCGCGGTTCGGAATATCCATGGCCTCGACAATCAGGTCCATCATGACGATCGATACCTCAGGCGGCAGGCGGGTGACCATCTCCATTAACTGCTCGGCCTGGTTCTGGCGCAGTGTGGCACGCCACTCGTCCTCGGAAATGATGAAGTCGGCCTTGGTCTTCGTGATGTCGTGCTCAGGGAGCCCATCGTTGATCTCGACGAAGTCTGCACTGCCCCGCTGGTTGGTGATCCGGAATACCTTGTTCTCGGTGAAATACTGCTCGACCAGGGATAGCTGCGTCTCACCCTGGATCTGCGTGGCCAGGCGCATGTTGTCGAACAGCTTGGCCGTGGACATCATGCCCTGCTCCTGGCGGGCCTCCACTGCCTTCCCTGATTGCGCGTTGGTCTGTCGGCCCATCAGCTCATCTGTGACGCCTGAGACCTGCTGGATCATGCTGATGTTCCGAGACATCATGTCCAGGTGGGCCGGGGCCAGATCGCGATCGATGTTGAGCTCAAGGATCTTGTTGGGGTTCTTGACGATGATGCCGTCCGGCCGCGCCACTTCCTCAGCGAGCTCGTTGATGTCGTCGACAGCGCCCTTGTCCATTACGACCTTGTTGCTGGACAGGATGAACAGCGCTTTGGAGGCTCGTTTGTTGATGTCCTCCTGGATGTCACGCATACCCCTGATGACGCCATAGGGCATGTTGTCGCGATCTCGGCGGTATCCCCAGATCGGCGTGAAGGGGAATCGGTTGTGCTTGTAGGGCGTCTCGTCCATGAAGCAGAAGCCCTTGGTCGTCATGACCGCGGCATGCACGCGCATGGTCAGCTTCTCGGCGGCAACAGACTGTCCGGCCTCAATGCTGGCTTTCATTTCAGGGTTCTTGTCGTCGTATACCTCACCAACGAATTCTCCGGAGACGATCTTGTTGCGGCGCTTTGGCCGGCGGAACCAGACCTCAATGAGGCGAACGCGGCGGCGGTGATAGCTGGCGTCGGTCATGCCGTCGGTGCGCATGTCCAACTGCATCTCGAGCTCGTCCATCGGCATATCGGCGTCGCGACCAATGCCGTCAGTACCATAGGCGCTTTCCTCGGCCGCGCTGCGTTTCAGTAGCTCTTCGCGGTCAGGGAACAGGGCGATGGCCACGTCCAGGTCAACCCACTTGCTGCGTGTCACATAGCGGGCATCTGCCAGGTCTACCTCGGTGGAGGCGCTGTCCCACAAGATGTTGCGCCACGACTCGTAGCGACTGTAGATCGGCTCTCCGTCGTCATCGTCCTGCACCCCGTCCTCTAGCCAGCCGACGCCTACCTTGGCGGCATCCTCGAAGGCTCTCGACCGGTGGAAGGGTGTGCGGTTCACGTCGGACAGGTACTTGAGCAGGGAGGTCTTGCTTTCGGCAGGCTTGGCGTCTTCCTTGCCTCTGGGTAGAACCTTGAAGTCGATGCGTCCGCGCTTCTCGGTCCCGATGATCCAGTTCAGCGACTGGGATATGACGTTGTAGACCAGGGGCGCCTGGCCACGCTCGCGCATGGTGGTGGCGTCTTCCTCGGTGTATTGGATGTGATCGTAGAAGTCGGCATCGGTCGCCATCTCGATGCGGTTCTCTTCCTGCCGATCGATCTCCTGGCGGTAGTAGCTCAACAGTTTCCGGTGGAGTTCTTCATTCTCCGCCGAGTCGAGCTCGTTCTCCGGATCATCGTCGTCCAGAAGATACTCGTCGCCAATCAGGTCACCCGTGTTTGTCATGGGATCTGGGCGGCGAATATGCCTTTCATTCTCGAACATCGGGAGCCCCTTAGTGGTGTTCCAGGATCTCGAACTCGAAAGAGCGTCCCTGGTCGTCGGTAATCACAGCATCGGCACCAACGGCTTGGCCATAGGACGGTCGCTCGGGTAGATGAACAAGGTCGTCCAGGTGGTCAAATATCGCATCCGCGACCTTCATCGTGCTCTGCATCGAGTCCGTAAGGCCGAGGTACTTGGCAAATCGCATGGCTGCACTGAGCAGATACCTGGGGTCATCGTACTTGTAGGCCGCCGAGAGAGCCACCACACATGGAAGCACCGTCTCATGGTTGGTTCGTCGGTAGGTCGGCACCAGGACCAGGCACGGCTCGCTCTCACTGATACTGGGGCCGAACCAGGTGCCATAAATGGTGATGTCACCCTTCTGCTTCACCCAAGCGTACCGGGTCAGGTCCAGCGTATGTCCGCTCATGTTGCGCTCCATCATGCCAAGTGTAAGGCAAACTTTATACGTCTGATACCAATGACAGCCAGAGCCCCTTGATCGCCCTGGCGTCCTCGAGGGCATTGTGGGGGATGGCAGACTCATCGCTGTCCAGGTACCGGATGATCCTCATGCTCAGCGTCGGCGTCCTGATCCTCTCGCCCGGGCCCACAATCAGCGCGTGGCAGAACCGCTCAATATCCTCGGGCCAGTCTGAAATGATCTCGATCTCGTCGTATGGCTTGAGGAACTCCTGTATCGCCATGGAGAACTCCAGCATGTCAGGCACGAAGGTAGGGCTGCCCAGCACGGGGATCACGTTCTCATCTACCCATGGGACAGCCTCTTCCTGCAGCGGGGTGCAGAGGTAGAGCGATCGGCCTTCAATATCGACCAGGGCCATGCTGATCAACTGTCCCCCGTACCCGTTCCACTCGCAGTCGATGAACACTTCTGTTGGCTTATTCGTCACGATCAAGCTCCACGTCGATGTATGTCGGTGGTCAGGTTTACACTGTCCTCCATGACCCTCTCCGCTTCGGCTTCGTCTGTTTACCAACGTTTATCAAGCCTCCCGCGTATGCTTGGGCGAGCTGTCTGAGGGCGTCCGCTGCCTCGGAATGGCCGCCCGTCTTGTCTGGTTG